TTTAAATTCATCTGAAAGTTCAGTACCCTCAAAGATAGATTCGATTGAAGAGCTAACCTCTACAACTTCTTCTACAACTTCGTCTGTTTCAGTAGTTTCTACTTCTTCAGCAGTTGGTACTTTCTCACCGGCTTTTTCTTGACCAGGAGTCTTTACATCTGATTTCTTGACTTCGACTTCGCCTTTTTTCTTTTTGTCGTCTTCTCCACCTTCAGGCTTTACAGGCTGAGGTACACTTGAGTAACCGTCATCAGCAACGAATTTATTTTTGTCGTCTGCCATAATTTTTCTCCTTTAATACTTGTTTTAAATACAAATTAAATCTGATTGCAAATTATTTATTAATTTATTTATTTCTCAAAGAACGAACGAATGTTTGAAACATTTTCGCTGCCGTTGCTTCGTCAATTGTTCGCACTACACGATTAACTTTCTTTTCGACTTCTTCAACAATTTCTTCGATGACTTCAGCTACTTCCTGAGGCCTCCAAGATGAAGATGCGATATCGTAATAATACTCTCTGTTCTCCATAATGCCATTTACAAATGCATTAGGAGCTGATGGGTCGGTTACAATATCCACTGTTGCCAAATGAAAGTCTTTTTGAACTTCCATTACACCATCTTTCAATTGTTTAACCGAACCTAACCCTCTTGTTGAAACGCCAATTTTAACACCTTCATCAAGTAGAGATTTTACAATCTCTCCCATAGGTGTTGATAAGATTTTTGCTTTACCGTAAAAATCATTACCTTCGCGTCTCATTGATGTAATTAAGTGTGAAACTCTGTCACCATTAATTGTTGGACCGTCTGGATGTCCCAGTTCTCCAAGTGCGCGTTTATTTTTGATAAATTCTGTATCATAACGCTTCATCTCTTTTTCAAGAGTTTCGCTTGGATATGTTCGTCCATTTCTATTTTTAATGTCACCTTGCATGAAGATACCTTCGATAAAGTGGGACTTAGTTCCGTCCTCTTTAGCCTCGGTAATTACTTCAAGGTTTTCATTTAGTTCTGTAATAAGTTTCATATTATCACCTTAATTAAATATCTTTAATCTATTTATTAACTTATGGTACACCATTAGCGTTTTTATTGTCGTAGAAGTTTTTGTTCAACTCTCCACGTTCAACAGTTTCCCCTGCTTTTCTTACTCTAACGTAAGTATACTGAGCGTTTCCGCCAGTTGGAGTAAATGTTCTAACTCCTGCAGTTGTGGTTCCGTTTGCATCACTATATGTATTAGATGCAGTTGCGGTATTTTCATATTCCCAAATACCGTTTGAACCTGGGACGCTAACCCATGCCATAATTAAATTCCCGCTTTAGTAGCGAATTTTAGGATTTCATTGAATCCTTTTTTGTCTGTGTGTAACTGGTCTTCCATCTCTTTCTTATTTTTTGGATTTAATCCATTGAGCATTCCATTTAGATGTTCTGCATCTGAATGGTCAAGTTTAACAACTTCACCGCTCTTAAGTTTGAGACTGCCAGGTTTAAAATTTGCTTCGTTTACCTCTTCTGACATCTCATATCCAACTTCCTTAGCAAGGTTTGGATGGATATCAGCTGCGTCGTCTTTGTCTCCATCATAATGGAATACAGCAAATTTCCAAACATCCTTAGCATCACCACTTACGAAAGCCATGTCATCACCATGCATTGAGATTTTTACATTAAATCTTTTTTCGTGAGATTCTTTCGTTTTGTCGTCGCCGATATAATCAACGTCGATTTTAGCTTCGCTTAATAAGAATGCTTCTGTAATTGTTTTTGTTTCTTCGATACCTTCATACATGCTATTCATGATGTTGTCAACTTCAGTTTCATCTGGGACTGTAATGTCATCGTCGTTATCAACACCTAAATCGTCGTCTTGTTCAATATCTTTCTTAACAACTTCTGAACCTTTAGCATATGCATATAATGATTTAACATTACCAAATACTTGTGCTAATTTATTCTGCCACCATTCTTCTGGGTCCATATCTTCAGCACCAAGATATTCCATAATCTCTTCAGATGCATAACAGATAAAGTGTAATTGCTTCATCATCATAGATACTTCTTCTTGGGGACTCTCAAGAAGGTCTTCTGTATCAGATACTTTTTCAATTAGTCCTTTAAAAGTTAATTTTGTTTCGTCGATATTACGAGGCATCTTAAATGGTTTAGCTTTAGCTGCAGCTCCACCATCATACTTTTTCTCGTCGTCACCAGCTTTGGTATCTGCTGGGCGCTCTTTTTTCGTTACGCCTTTAATTTCACCAGTATGAACATAATCAGGAGCAACGGGGTGCTTGATTAATTCAATCTTATGCTGGTCTTTAAAAGCTTTCTCTTCTGGCGACTTTGGTTGTGCCACTTCAGAGAGGAGGTCTTTAAAGTTCTTCATATTTAGTCCCTATTTAATTTAATTCGTTATAATTTATTTATTTCAAAAAGGATTCTCGTCTGCGCCTTCATCGTCGATAGGCTCTTCTGCCTTTTCTTTTTCAATTTGGTCATTCATCTCGCTAAACTCTTCTTCGCTTAGCTGCAATATGTTACGAATAACCCATTCTCTAGAATAATATTTTCCAATTTGGTCTTCGATATCTCTTAGTGTACTCATACGTTCACGTAGTATCTCAGACTGTTTCAATTCGTCGTAATAATTATCCTTAGCAAATTCATATCGTATATCGTTACGAATTGCATCAAATTCATCAGGGGTTAAAATACCCTTGAGAATAAGCTGTTTTTCTAAGATAATATTAAATAACCAAGAAAAACGCGTTCTAATTCTTTTGATGAACTTACCAAATTTTAGTTCATCTCTTGTTATTTCTGAAGTTCTACCAAATGATGCCTGTGTTTCAGGCTCCAAACGTGTTAAAGGTACTTTCAACGCCTTATAAAGTTTACGTTGGAAGTACAACATGTTTGTATCATCACTTAAGCCTTGAGCACTGCCTCCAGCTAGTGTATCAACTTCAGTTGTTCGTTCACCACCTCTACGTGGGAACCAAAAATCTTCAGTCATTGTCAACATTTTACGTGAGTCACTAATTTCACCAGTTGACGAATTATATTGTAACTTATTCTTATGTCGAGTCATCATATCTCTTAGATACTGCTCGGCCTTATTCTTAGGCAAGTTACCTACATCAATATAAAAAATTCTTCTTTCGGGTGCTCTTGTTAATGTGTAAATAACAGTCGCATCTTCTAACATACGAAGTTGGTTTAACGGCTTTATCGCTGGATGTAAATGAGATAATACTAAACTGTTATTCTCATTCATTAAACCCGATGTTACTCGAGCTATACTGTCTTTAGCGATTCTAAAACCTACCGTGCTTCCTGAAGCACTAGTTGCACCAAATCCATTGTCTGAGTACATATAATACTCATTTTTAATCTTTTTAGTAGGATATCCACTATGTGGGTCCTTACTCTTCTTGTCAACTTCTCGTATTAATTTTAATTTACGAGGGTCGCAATAACGAAGTTCTTGTATACCCTTTTTAATATTCTTAGGGTCAATTATAATATGGTAGTTTAATCTACCATCAACGTAGAATTTGTGAAACATATCGTAACCATTGTTTGCCATATCTAGCATAGCAACGATATTACCAAATTCTTCTACGATGCGATTTTTTACTTTATCTGGTAAATCAGTTTCACCAAGAGTAATCTCTACAACGCTTTCGTCCATTTCTACTGATATCGCTTCGTTAACGACATCATCTACAGCCTGAGCAATTTCAGGTTGCATAGCCATATTACGATATTTTGTGATAAGCTCAGATTCCGACTTAGCGGAACCTTCCATATCCAATATCGTACTATAAAAACCACCAAGGGAATTACTAGAAACAGTAATTGCCCCATCATCATTTTGAGGTGCCACAAATGAAACTAAATCTTTATTCGTATCATCTTGTGGCCTCGTTATTTCAAAGCCAAAAATTTTCATGTTATATACCTAAATTAGGTTGTTGGGATTCCAGTTGAACCTTCAACACGCCAGAAGTCATAGCTGAACGTTACCGTAAATTCTTCGATAGTGTCAACTGTTGACCAATCCATAGTGATTTGGTCTACCTGGGTTGGATACATCCCTTCAAAGACGTATGTTCTAATTGCGTCTCCATCTTTACTATATTGTGTAATAATACCATTTGATTTATAGTCTTGCGGAAGTGCACGTAGGTTACTATCGTGAGTATTGATAGCGTTCATCCACGCTTCCATTCCGTTTCTTACTATAAAGTCTTCGTCGTTTATAATTGTTACAGTCCAATCTGCAAATGTTCTATCACCTGCATACTTAATCTGACGACCGAAGTAGTTAGTGTTAAAGGACCCTACGGTAGATGCTGGAATACCAGCTGCTCTACACATAAATGGAACTTTAAAATCTGCTTCTGGGGCGACAGGGTTAAGGATTTGAACTTGGAACAGACTAGGACGTGCACCACCACCAACTAGTTGTGATTTAAATTCATTAATATTAAATGCCATGTTCGTATTCTCCTTTTATACTATTTATTAACCGATTGAGCCAACAATTTCTTCAAACTCAATTCCGCTTCGTGTCGCCACAAAGGTTAACTCAATAACGTTGATTGACCTTGCAGGTTTAATAAAGATATTAGCTTTAAATTTACCTTGGTCAACAACTGCAGGTGTATTTACTGATGCATCAGCTATTACTCTGAAATCAATAATTCCTCTACGCCCTTGAATTTCTCTTAAGAAAGGTTCGACGATATTCTTAAACTGTGTTTGAGAAAACTCGTCATTCAGTTCAAATAAGAATGATTGAGCTGCATTTGCGATCGCCTTTTCAACAGAGATAAACAATCTACGAACATTCAGTCTGTCAAATGCGCTTGGTAAACCTAATCCAGTCTTATCACCAAATAGTACAATACCTTGTCCTACTTGACTCATTACTGGGTTAATATCTTTGCTGTATAATTGGTCACGTTGAGCTTTATTAGGGTTAAACGCGAGTTTAACAACATTCTTAATTACGCCCTTACGGAAGCCTGCTGGAGATTCAAAAGGTTCAACTCTTGAAGCAAGTCCTGCAGTATCACCATTTAATGGTACATATCTGTATACATCGTTGTACTTGTCATATCTGTACTTATATCCAGAATCCATAAAGAAGTATGAACTATTTTGTAAAGCGTTTCTGTATGCAATTACATTAGATAGTTTTGTATTTGTTTTGTTTTCGTCAACAACAGCTTCCTTAGAAGGTGAGATGAAAGCAACAGCGTCTTTTCTATAATCTGCAATATTACTAATAATGTAATTTGCAAGATTACCAGAGTTATCACCCTTACCTTGTAATACGAAAGAAACATCAATTTCATTTGAGTTCTTAAATAAATCGTATCCACCTGCTAAAGGCCCGAGAGTTGTAGCAGATTCAGAAGTACCATCGGTACCTAGTGCTAAACTTTCGTATGTGCTTGATTGTGCTGATGCTTCAAAATGTGTTGTATTAGCAACTTCTACCCAACTTGATTTATTTAAAATTACATCTTTATAGTAGTTTGTTGAACCATCAGAAAGTTTTGCAGTTGAAGTTGTTGAAACATCTTCGTATAACTCTAATGCTGCGCCTGTTTCACCTGAAATATCTCCATCTTCATCAATTACGATAACATGATAGTTACCAGATTGTGGAGCTCTACCAAATAAGCTGTGGTATTTCCATTTGCGGTTAAGTGATAATTTGTTTAAATCACTTTCTGCTAATCTGTATGAATTACCTAAACCGATTGTATATTGATGTGATACAATTAGTGAAGTATTTGCTGTAGGTGTACCATCAGATGCAAGAGTTGCTTCAGTAAAACTTGTTACTGGAATATCTTGATATCCAACAGAATCATTACCGATTGTGATGATATCATCAACTTCAAATTCGTTAGAATCTAAAGCACTTGCAGGTACTACTTCAAATACAACTTGTGTTGCGTTAAAATCTAATGTTTGTGAAATTTGTGTGTTACCTGTTAATTTACTAGCAGATACGTCTCCAACAGCAATTACATCAGATTCGAATTTATCAGACTTAACATATCCAACTTCTAAAGAGTTACCTAGAGCTCCTGGATATTTTGCGTCGAATGCGCCGAATGTATGTAATTGTGTATTTGCACTTGATGTATCTGATGCCGATGCTTTAACAGCACCATTGTCTACTCTAGCTACGTAAAGAGCATTAGCATATGAAAGGTAATCTGCTGCTACAAAGAATGTTTCGTAGTTATC